CAACTTGATTTTTACAAAACTCAAGTGTTTTTTCTTGAACAAATTCTAAATCAGGTGATTCACGATGTTGCCAGGCGTTTCGTAAACTATCAACTATTGTAGATTTTAATGTAGGATTTTCCACCTCATCAATAACAACTTTTAACGCCTCCATTGTTGGTGTGGTTTTATATTTTTTGAAATAATCTTTTACTGATTTTACGATAAACTTATTGGCATCAGAATCAAAATAGTTTATCTCTAAGATATCAATGATTTGTTTTGTAAATTTATTACTTACAATCAAAGATGTTAATAACTTACTCTGAAAGTTAGTACCATATTGTACTAATGATTCACTCATCCATTTCCCTTTTTAAATACGAATACTGGTTCATACTTAACACCAGCACCCATCACACTTGATAATGTTAATTGTATTGTTTCTTCTTGTACAAAACCAATTGACTTTGAAAGTTCAATTGTTTTATCTTCTATCTCTTTGTATTTAGGTGTATTTGCAATGTTGATTAACATATAACAATTATTTTTTAATCCATTGTAACAATTTTCAATTGTTTGTTTTAAAAAACCATTTAACCAAGAATCTAATGTTGGAAACTTAATATAACTTTGAGTTTCTTCATCTGCATATTTCTCAGTATCAAAATATGGTGGGGAAGTGAAACACAAATCTAAGGAATCAGATTCGGGTCGAAATGTTTCACTCCCTTGATTATATATATCAACTTTTTTTCTTAAATACGAAAAATCTTTTTTTATTTTTAATAACCCATCATAAGTTTTTGTTGATGGTTCTGTTCCAATATAATGTTTAGTATTTTTAGCGGATAAAAATCCAATCAATCTACCACCCCAACCACAACTCATATCCCAAATAGTTTCACCACCAAACTTTTCATAGATTAACTTAGCGGCCGTAGGTCTAAAGTTACTAACGGATTGAGTACCACTATAAATCTTTATTGATTGTCGTAATCTATTTTCGTGGAATTTATTTTTATCTAAATTCTCTTCACCTTTAAAATGTTTTATTTGCCAATTCCAACACTTACGAATCGTAGATTTAAATTTATCATCATCTAAAAATATTTCCATAGGTGATTGTTTGGCACTACCACAACGAACTTCCCAAAAATGTGGGAAGTATGTCCAACATAATCTTAATCCGTGCATAGTTTGTATGATTTGATTATCTTTAAATATAGTATCAACATCAAACTTTCTGAGTTTATTTATGTGGGTGTGTTTTTCATCTTCACGAATTGTGTAGTGTGGAAATCCGTGTCTACGATAGTAATCAAATATAATATCAATACCATAATCTATATCAACTTCTCGTAAATTATTTGTTACACGATGAAATTCTAAATCTCTTGGGTCTTCATCAATAAATTTATTTAGTACATCGTAATCTACAATCATTCTAAATTGCCATATAAATCTTGTATTTTTTTATCGTAAAATTCTTTACGTTTTTTCTCACGATATCTCTCACGAGCTTTGGCTTTTATTTTATCAGAATTTCTTTTATAATGTTCCATTTGCCATTTTCGTTGAGCATCTCGTCTTTCCTTTTCGGTAAAATATTTTTTCTTTCTACCCATTTGACTTCTCCGCCATTTGATTCAATCTATTAAATGTAGAATGTAACCAACTATCTAAATTAGGTAAGGCAGTATACAATTTATCTTCTAAGAACATTCTCTGAAACTTATGTTTAACTAATCTTTGTATTGGAAAAGCTACTTTATCTTGTATTTTTAATTTACTATTACCTGATATATTAAGTTCATCTAAATCCATCAATTTTTTATTTAAAAATAGTTGGTCACGTGAATCGATAATGGTTTCACATAATTTATATTTATCTTTTTTTGGTGTGGATGTTTTTAAAACATCTTCCAATGTCATCTTATGTGGTGATGAAAGCCAAGGAAACACTTTTAATAATGTTTTTAAACCAGCACCTCGAATACCTGGTATCCCATCTGATTTATCACCATCCATTATTCTGTATAATAAAAAGTTAGTAGAACTAATTCCATATTCCTCTAACACTCTTTGTTCATCATACATTAATTTTTTTGTTGGTGAATACACTCTAATGTTTTTATCTACCAATTGAAGAAAATCCTTATCAGTAGACATTATTGTAGATTTATTACCTTTAAATAAATGTTTTGCACAATAACCAATAACATCATCCGCTTCAATATTATCTTGAGTTATAATTGTTAATGGTAAACATTCAAGATATTCAACAACACGATTCAATTGGCGAATCATCATTTTATGTTCATCTTCTCTTGTAAGTGAAACATCCAAATGACGATTCAACCTAACTGACATTTTTCTTCCTGCTTTATATTCAGGAAATATCTTTCTACGGCGGTTAGACCCACCTTTACCATCAAACACTATGATAGTTCGTGTGGGTCTTACCATATTTATAGCGAAACCAACTGACCTTAAAAAACCTACTATTCCACCAATGTGAACCCCATCTTCATTGGTAGTAGGTATCGCGGAAAACACTCTAATAAAAGTATTTAATCCGTCTATAAGTAAAACCGAGTCATTTGGTTCACCACTATCTACTTTACCGCCAGATTTTTTAATCTCTTCAAGTATTGAAAGATATCTTTTGTTAGTCACCGATAACCTCATCTGTGAACTCTACATCATCGATACCAAGTTTCTCTTTGTATCGTAGTATCACTTTATCACAAATGATTTGATAAACATACTCTCGTAGTTCTTCATTACCCGTAATTAACTCTTCCCAATCTTTCGATAGGAACTTGTGGTCTTTACCATTTTCATCTGTAAGAGTATACCAAGCACCACCCGTCTTTACTAACTTATGTTCTTTCAACACAGTCAACCACGCACCATAATTATCAATACCTCTATCGAAGTACATATCATAATCGGCGTGTCGTAAAGGTGGACCTAATCTATTCTTTACTATCTGAGCTCTACACTTCATACCCAATACATTCTTACCTGTATCTTTGATTTGTCCCATATTCTTTAAACGAATACGAGTAGAAGCGTGGAATGGTAAAGCTTTACCACCACTTGTTGTCCAAGGATCACCGAACATCACACCAAGTTTTTGTCTTAACTGATTTGTGAATACTAAAGCAATTTTTTGTCTACCAATCATCTGAGTTATCTTTCTCATTGCTTTACTGATAACAATTGCCTTGGCAGTTGCCCAACCATCTTTTTCAAAATCAGATTCCATTTCAACTTTAGTGGAAGCGGCCGCAAGTGAATCAACTAAGATTGTAACTAATCTATCTTTATCTGATTCACGAACTTTTGTAACGATTTCATCAATAGCTTCAAAAATATCTTCTACAGTTTCTAAATGTAGATATAACATTTTACTGAAATCAACACCAATCACCTCTAAGAACTCTTGAGATACAGAAGTTTCAGTATCAATATAAACTGCAACTCCACCTTTCTTCTGAGTTTCCGCGAGGATGTGAGCACCAAGTAGTGATTTACCACTTGATTCTAAACCATTTATTTCTGTAATTCTACCAACAGCGATTCCACCATCTGGTCTATTTGATATAGCCAAATCTAACATAGAACTACCAGTTGAAATAAAATCCTTAATATCTGTAGGTGTATTATCCGTACCATCAAGAAAATACGCAACTTTGGTATCTTTGAACTTTTTATTTAAACTATCGGCCAGAGTATCGGCCAACACATCGTGAACTGATGCCATTTGTATCTCCTAATCAATAATTGGGTGGGGCCAGAAGTTTCGAAATTGAGTAAGGACTAGGAAACTAACAGTGGCTCTGAACCTTACCCACCCAACTAAATTACAATTTAAGTATTGAACAACTCGTCAAATGCATCTGAAGTATTACTTACTTTAGAAGATGCAATTTGTTCTGTAGAAACAGTCTTCTCGACTGTTGTCTCTTCTTCTGTAGTATCATCACTTGGATTCAACCACTCGTTCAACACTTCAGTTAAATCATCATATGATAACTCTTGATATATTTCAGTAATATCTTGTTGAGATTTTACTGCCTCAAGAATATCTGGTTCATCTGAAATTGGTGTTTGATTAGGTTTAACACGAATGTTAGTTTTAGGAAACGAAGCACCTGTTTCCTCAGCTGATAAAAACTCAACTACAACATCACGACCATTTACTGGATCGGTGATATCACCATAATCAGGATCAGCGATTATAGAAAGTAGTTCTTGATAAACTGTCTTTCCAAATCCCCAAAATTTCACACCTTGTTTCTCTTCACCTCTAACGATAACAGGAGCAAAAGTTCTCATCTTAGCCTCTAACTTACGAGCCAATTGATAATCTTCTTTATTACCTGAACCTTTTAGTTTCTGAGCAAACTCTTCGATAGGGTCTGGTCTACCAAAAGATACTGGTGATAAATATGATCTGTTATTTAGGTTATAGTGGAAGAACAACTCGATAAAAGGATTATCCTTATTATGTGCATAAGGTACAATTCTTATTTGTGTTTTTCCTGGTTGTGGTTTCCAAAGACTGGAAGTGCGATTGTTTGTGGTCTGTAACTGATTAAGACGTTTTTTAATTGCATTTAAGTCCATTTGTTAACTCCTTATTGTTATTTTTCATTAGTTAATTAGTAATCAAGTATAACCTTGATACTATAATATATATCATATATATTCTTTTCGCTTCAATTTTTTTTCGGTATAGACAAAAAAAATGGCCATCTTGTTTTTTAAGTTTTAAGTATAGTGGAAACTAAAAATCGTGTGGCCATTTTTTTATAACTTTGAATTTGGAAATTTAGGGGATGTAGGATTAACGATTACCTACAACTTCAAGCTCTGATTTATTATACCTTGTACCTAACATCTTTCAGTTACGAAAGTGATTCTCAGAATGGTTAGTTCCATTGAATCGAGTACAACCTCTATGCCATTACCTTAACTCTCAGAGTTTAGTTTATTCAGTCATAAAGTGGGATTTCAGTTTTACCCTTACCCACAACAAGGTCAACAGAATCGTTCTGTTATTTATTCTTGAAGTACATTAGATTATTGATGTCTCAACTACCGAAATGATTTACACCTAAGTAGGTTCACCACGAACTAATCTGTGATTGCCTTATGAGCTTCCGAAGTGTACCCATTTTTCAGCCAATCCCATACAGAGTTAATTACTCTCTGTACTTCTCAAATTCCAAATTTTCAAAAAACTTTGTATCTCATTTTAGATACATTAATATATATGTATATAAATTCCCAAAACGTATTTTTTTTTATTTTTTTTGAAAAAAAATTAATATTTATATTTGATTAACCAATAGGATGTTAATCGTAACGCGTTATTACAGGAGTAGTATTATGAAAACAATACTAACTGGTATACTTTCTTTTTTAATTTTCTTTGGGGCAGTTCCATCTGTTCAAGCAGCAGTTCCAATTTGTGAAATGTCTTGTTGTGAGATGGCTTATGCGGATGAGGATATAAAGAAAAAGAAAAAGAAGAAAAAGAAGATTGGCGGTTCAAAAGGTAAGAAGAAGAAAAAAGGTTTCTTCTCAAAGGTCTTTGGAAGTAAGTAATCTTCAAGAAATAAAAAAGGGGAATGTTTAGTTCCCCTTTTTTTTGTACTACTACTTAAAAACTATTGGAAGTTTGAATCTTACTTTGACTGGTCTACCATTTTGTTTTGCTGGTTTGTACTTGGTTTGTTTTACTTTATCAATAACCACCTCGTTTAAGTCCACATTGAAAGTATCCAATACAATCGGGTTTTCCACATCTCCATTTTCATTTATCTCAAACTGAACTTCCATCGTTCCTATTGGATTCTTAATAGTAGATGGTAAATCATTTGTATATAATTCGAATGGTTTGATTGCTTTGGGATAGGAAGAACGTTGTTGTAGTTCCCAGTCTTTTTGAACACGAAGGTCTGTCTCATTCAATTGAGCATAGATAGGTAGTTGTAATAAGAGTAAGCAAATGAGTCGCTTCACTTGATTTCTCCGTTTTAGGATTAAGGATTATTAACACTCGATTCTTTATGAATCTTCACGTATAAATATCAAACTTTTATTTTAAATTAAGGTTTTTTGTGTTAGAATTTTATGAGGATTCAATTTTTTTCTTGAGATAATTAAGATATGAATCTATTTTCTTTAGTTCTTTAGGATTTTTAATGGTTTCTCTTTTGTTATATAACTTACCATAGGCTTTCTTTAAATCTATTAAAGCGATTCCTTTCATTGATTTTCTATAATACAAGTGATGTAGGGCTTCATCCTCAGCTTCCGCCCCACGAACACCAGCAACAGGTGTAATTTGTTCTACCTCATAGTAAACATCTACTACATCTTCAATCTCTTCCCAAACAGCCTCTTCCCACAATCTATCTAAATCTAAATCTACATCTAAAGTATCTTGTGAGTATAATGTTGTTAGTAAACTAAGGTATATCAATCTCAATGGTAGTTCCTCTTTGGTCATAATCAGTACCAGCTATTATTGCATATTCACCAGCACCAATTCTATCTGTCCATTCTGTACGATATAATTTCCATACATAAGTTTCTATTCGTTCTCTACCATCTGCATATGGGCTTAATGATATTGGTTGTTTATGTACTATTACACCATACTTATCAACCATATATAATTTAGTTTTCATTCTGTCAACCAAGTATCTTACCTTTACTACATCACCACCCTTATCTGTATCCATCCACGCCTGTAATGGAAAGTCGTAGAAACTTTCCATTGTTGGTTTTATATCTTCTTGAACAACTTTAGGTTGAAAAAGAATAAACCCCACCACAATAATAATAGCTGCGGTGAGGCCTAATTCTATTTTATTTTCCAAGTTACTCATTCGTATACAGAACAGGTGTTTCAGCCAACTCAAATGATAACGAGTCATAAGTGTAATACCATACTTCATCATTTCTTCTTTGATGGAATAACGCAGGTTCTCCAACTGCATCTACACTAAACTGCCATTCACCATCTTCATCAGGAACACCCTCGAACATTGTAATTTGTACATTACGACTTCTGTTGATTACTTCAAGTGGATTATATGGCCACGCCTCATTTCCAGTCTCCATCAATGTTTCAGATGCGTGTTCTTCTAATCCAGCCCATATCATATCAGCAAATGCCTTCTCTGCAGATGCTTCCGCGTTATCAACTGTTTCTTGATATCTCGGAATTGCAACAGCGGCCAGAATTCCCAATATGATTGTAACCATTACTAATTCAATCAATGTGAATCCCTTTTGTGTGTTTTTGATTATGTTCTTCATTTCATTTTCCTTTCAGGATTATATGTTACGATTTAAGGTACTAAAGTTTTATGTAGTTTAGATGGATTCTCTGTATCCATTACCACGATTACAGGAGCTTGTGCAGATGTACCACTTCCACTTCCTGGTATTACTAAGTAAGCGTATGAACCATCCTGAAATGGTGATTCAATACCTTTGTTACCAAAGTCTTGTTTGAAATCAAGAGCACCATCAGAATCAAATCCAACTGATGTTTCAAGATTCATCCAACCACCTTGTAAAGCATCATCATCATCACTTGCTGTTGAGAATACATAAACAAACTCACCCAACTCTGATGTATAAGAATACTTTGCATCAAGTATTGTTTCAACATATGCTTCGAGAGTTTCATCAGTAGAAGCACCATCAGCTAAATCGATACCACCAACTTGTGAATCATATTTAGATTGACCAGGAAATCTTCCCTTACCCTCTTCAGATAATGTTTGGTTATAATAATTGTTAGCCACAGTCAAGATTTTATCTATGTTTGCCATAGTTTTCTTTTCCTTAGCACCTGCACCAACCTGTCCAAATTTTGGAGCGGCTGTTGTAGCGAGTGTTGCCATCATTGCTGTAGTAACTGCGAATTCAGCAAGAGAGTTTCCTCTCGTACTCTTCAATCTCTTTAACATTTTTGTGAACATCTCAGTTCTCCTTATTATTATTGTTACCTATATTGTACAAGATCTGTACCAAAGTAGTCAATTTTGAGAACTTTTTTTTATTTTTTTTAATATTATTGATATTGTTGAACTTAGGGGGAAAATAAAAAACCACTCGATTGAGTGGCTTTTTTAGTGTAATATTTTAATACAATGTTAGTGTAACACGTGTAACAATTTGTTAAATATTCCATTCCTTTACATTTATTATTTTGTAAATCTTGGTTGGAACTACATACAAACCATTTTCTTTAGTTAATAATAGAGAATTTTGATACTCACTCCATTCTACATTAAAACTTTTATCTAATACACCATTGTTTTTACTTCTGATAACTTCGTTTAATGCATTGATTGTATAAAGTGTATTACTTTGTTTCTTTCTATGTAGTGAAATTGTGTTCTCGATATTCTCTTCGAAATCATTATTATATTCTACATTGTATGTACATATTAATTGTGTTTTATCATCTTCGTTCTGAAAAATATAAATCTTATCATAAAGTATATCATTACAAGATATAATTACATCTAATATCTCATTAAGATTTGATACTCGTGTGAACGTACATAGTAATTGTGTTTTCATTAGATATCCTTTTTTCCTTTTGCTTGGTCTTTAGGCATAACTAATAACCTGGCACCAAATATCACTTTCTTTCCACCACCCCATCCGATATCCATCGAACCAGTATATCTAGCTACAAGGTATGGTTTATACCCCTCAGCAAATTTAGGAAATTTATTACCAGTACCATATATTCTTGGATTCCACATTAGATGTCCTTTGTTACTAACCTCTATGTTCACACCTTTAGCAACTCCTTCTGAATCCACCATTAACTGAACTCCGAACGCGGCAGAATCTTGCATAAGAATATGACAATTATTGATAGTTCCTTTACCACCATCATAATCTTTACCAAAGATAGATAATAATGATATTTCATTACCACCAGGTATTTTAGATAAATCTCTTCTTACTGCCCAACCAGATTTATCCATAAAGTAGGCATCTATTTTTCTTTTTTTCTTTAAAACATTTTGTACTCTTCTAAATCTTGATGGTTTCCACAACTCTAACTTTTGTGTCCAATTTGTTGTAGTGGTTTTTTTACCTTGATGAATTACAATATATCCTTTATCATCAACCGAAACATCAGTCATACCTTTAAAGACTGTAAAGTCTTTTTGTTTAGCAACAGCTTCTAAAAATCTATCTGTTGATTTACCTATTACTTTTCCTTCAAAGGCAGAATTGAAATCTTTATTATAGAATGTTTTTAATGAACCATATTGTTGATATGACGGTTTTAATTCTTTACCACTATTATCTACATAATCTCCGTGTTTATATGATATAAAAAAGTTTGGTTTACCTTTTATACCAAATGCTAAATCTGCTTTTGGACTACCAGGTACTTTCGCTCCACCATCTATATCTACACCTGTATCCTTACCATCAATAAATAATTGTAGTGGTAAATGGTCTGATTTTTTTAACATCGCGGTCATATGGTCATCCAAATTATCAATTTGCATTTTCTCATAACCAATACCAGGTGCAACTTTATTTTTTACTTCAACACCACTTACTTTTGATAATTTATATAGTGTACTGATTTTACCTAAATATACATCAGATGGAGCTTTTGCATTTGAAACATTTAAATGACCGATTCTTTCACCATACTGACTTCTAACTTTCTTTACAGTACCAGCCGTTGTTATATATAATTTTTTATCTGGTTGATTACCAACCTCTTTTTTTAAATCTGAAAATGTGTAAGAGTTTTTTGATACATCGTAACTTGCACCCGTACCTGATATTGGTTCATCTTTATAATCACCATTTATGATACCATTAACTTGTTCATCAGATACTTTATTTGTAGCACCTAACGTTCTAACTAATGAAGAATCAGGATGTGGTTTAACTTCTTCTTCAGTTAACGTTAAATTTTCTAGCAATCGAACTCGTTCATCTATAGGCCATTTGTGTTCTTTTAACACATCCCACAATTTAATCAAGTGTTGTTCGTTCTTTAAATCTGGTACACCATCTTTAACTTTATAACTTAGGTCATTTAAAATCAAATCCCAATTTACAATCACTTAAACTTCTCCGTTATCTCTTTCATTTCGTGATAATTATCCCCCATAAATACTCGTGTTGGATACTTACCATTCCATTCTAATATTTTCTTTACCTCTTTTAAATACTTCAATCCATCTTCTTTATAATCGAAATCAAATAAAAACGCATCATAATTATAAAGAATCATTTTACTCTTGAACTCTTTCATATCGTGTAATAATATATCTAACGTATGAATATTCTGTTCTGTTTCCATCAACTGAATCATATAATTAAATAATTTATTAGGATTCATATCAGGTAGATTATCAATAAGTATTTCTCTATTATAAATATCAGAAACTATCTTTTTCTCTCTTTTCCACATACTCCATAGGTGTTTTATATACTCATTTACCTTACTAAAAAAGGGATTATCTCGTATTTCATCAGAAATTCCACCATATAAATACTTAAATGTTAATCTTTTACCCTCATCATAACTTAATCCATATGTATCTGCGAGGTGTTGGTGTACATTACCTTTTGGAAATTTGTAATTTATTTTCTCACCAATCAATCTTGGATGATATGCATCATAATCAAACTCCACTAATACACCATTATCAAATCTACTTACAAACTTCTTTCTACTACCATCTTTTTTATTTAGTGCCGCGAAGTTCATACCACCAAATCTATTCGATGGTCTACCTGTACTTGTGTATGGATTATATTCTGAATAAACCATCCCATCCGTAGTTTGTATTCCACTTTTCTCCACATCAGATAAAACTTCTAAGATTTCTTGGTCATAATAATCAGTATCTTCAACATACCCCATCAACTCATCCGCAACTTTTGATAAATACTCTCCGTGTTTTACTAATGGAATAATATCATTTACATTTTCCTTATCATAATGTAATCTGTAATTATGATGATGTGCGTTTGTTAGGTGTTTATCAAAATCATATGGCTCATTAGTTTTCATATAATGACACCAATTTAAATCTATTAACCCAAACACCCTATCACACTCAATCATTGAATTATGGGTAAATGATTTCATATCACCCACACATACTTTACTATCATCCACATCAATCTTTTTGATTGTTCCAAACTTCTCATTGTGGTTTACAGGAACAATATACTTTTCAAATGGTGTTACGATAAGAAAACAAGATACACGATTCTGTTTAGGATGTTTGTGTACATCAGATAGCATTTGTAAATATACGAAATGTGTGGTTCTCATTTGTTTTTGTAATGATTCCCACTTCTCTTTTGAATTTACTATAACCATTTTAGTTTTTATTTTTCGAAGTATATTTCACTCCATAATTTAGTAGTTTCAGGATACAATGTCAAGACAATTTTTTTCAAAGCTCTTGCATATTCTTGTATCTCTACTTGTGATGTTGGTTCATCTCGTAGTTCAATAAAATTCATAATACTTTGAAATGATGCTGTCCACCAAACTTTTGTATAGACTGTGAGTGGTAAGATACTACGAGCTTGTTCACGAGCAACTCCACGTTTTAACAACTCTTCATACGCTGATATGGCCTCTCTTTGTCCTATCTGCCAAATTCTCTGTACGTGTGATTGATTATCTACCAAACCATCACTAGCTTGTTTATTGTTTTCAGATTGTTTTCTAAACTCTGTTGGTTCATAAAATTCATCATATGGAACATACCTACCACTAATTTCATTCCACGCGTGATCTTTTGTAACGTGAGATGATGTGGTTTCAATACCAACTACGTGTTTATACCATTGTCTCATCACGAACTCAGGTGCCTTAATTATAAACATCGCGGTTTGATGTCTAAATGGTGAGTGATGTTTATGTTTGATTAAAAATCTCGATAACTTTCTATCCTTATCTGTAAACTCTTCACTAAAACCATCGAATGAAACACGTGCCGCATTTACTGGTGTTAAATCATCACCAAGTGAATCCACCAACTCTACATAACCTTTATCTAATACATCTACTTTCATTTTGAATTCCTTTTTTGAACTGTTAATACTCGTATCATTTCATCCCACCTATTATCTCTTTCATCTCGTTTCTTCTGAACATCTGGCCCCCACTTAGACATAAAATCCTCTAACGTCTTTTCAAGTTTTTCAACCCTTTGTTCTAATTTATTTATGGTATAATATGTACCTTTTACTTCTTTATCACCAAACTCATCTTTAATTAAATGGTCGAAGTTACTATTGGCTTTACTCACATTTTACTCCTTATTTCTGTGGCACTTATTTTTTTAATATCTTTAGGTGGTTTGTGTTCTATAATTTCGTATCCAACTCCCCTACCATAATTAATACTTTCTATATCAGGTATAACCATAACTTTTACTTTATCTTCGTGTCTATAAACGTGTTCAATCATTTGCTGAACTTGATGTGAATTCCACGGATTGTTTTCATCTGGTTCTATATCTCTAACGCATATTAATACGTTTTTACCCATACCTAATCTTTGGTCTACCAACCATTTATGTCCTTTATGAAATGGTTGCCATCTACCGACAAACATTGAGTATTTCATCTACACACTCCTTTATTGGTTTATCTGTATTTATTTCTGTAAAATTATCTAAAGGTGGTTCATAATTATCTACGTGATAGGCCTTTCTCAAATCACGTTTCGATTTCAAATAAAATACGTTTCCGATTCTCATATCTCGATAAGGTGAAACCAATGATACTAATACTAAGTATCCTTTGTTATCCATAACCTTTGCCATATCAATAGCGAATTGAATGTTTTTTCTACGACCCTTTTCAGAATAATCTTTATTATCCAAAACATCTCGTATATCATCACCATCGATATTGATAATCTTATCGTAAGTAAGTGAACTAATTATTTCATTGCACAGTGTTGTTTTACCTGAACCTGGTTGTCCAGTTAACCATATAATCATAACATAACCTTT